CCAGTAGCGCATCCGCTGCTGTCAGAACTGCCCAGGCACGTTGAGAGCGCGAACAAGTGCCTGACAACGATCAGCAGCATGATCAGTGACAGAGGCGCAAAGAAAGAGAAGGCGGCAAGGGATCTGGATACCTTCCGGCTGCATTAAGGTGATCCGCATGGGGTAAACAAAAGGATCAGGACAGTTGCGGACATGAACGCGGAAAGTGCAGTCCTGCAATACTGGAATGAGATCCAGACAGGCGGGATTAACGCAGGCAAATGGATACGCCTGCTGTGTGATGTGATCCTGCAAGGGCTGTCTGAACACAGATGGTTCTGGAGCCAGAAGCTGGCAGATAACGCAATCAACTTCATTGAGCGGTTCTGCCATCACTACAAGGGAAAGCTGGCCCCGCAGCGCATTAAGCTGAGCCTGTGGGAACGGTTCGTGATCAGCCTGATCTTCGGCATTGTGGACAGCGGAGCAAGGCGGCAGTTCGCTGAAGTTCTGCTGGTCATAGGCCGGAAGATGGGCAAGACGCTGCTGGTTGCGGCGATTGCAACATATATGGCCTACGCGGCAGGGGAATACGGATCAGAAATATACTTCCTTGCGCCGAAGATGGAACAGGCCGATCTGTGCTATTCAGCGCTGGAATACAACGTACACGCGGAGCCGGAACTGGACGCGATCACACGTTCCACAAAATACAGGGGCCTGATGATCCAGGAGCGGAACACATTTGCCAGGAAGCTGGCGTTCTCATCCAAGAAAAGTGACGGTTATAACCCAATGTTCTACGCGGCGGATGAAGGCGCGGCCTGGCCGGGTGTGGCCGGGATCAGGCAATGGGAAGTCATGGTGTCCGGTACCGGCGCACGGGATGAACCGCTGGGGATGCTGTTCTCATCCGGGGGATATGAGAATGAGGGCATCTACGATGAGATGTTCAAGCGCGGCACAGGGTTCCTGATGGGCCACAGCCGGGAACAGCATCTTCTGCCGATCATCTACATGATTGATGATCCGAAAAAGTGGGATGACCTGGAAGAACTGGAGAAGAGCCTGCCGGGGATGGGCGAAAGCGTCAGCAGGGAATTTATCAGGCGGGAAATTGACATTGCGCATGAATCGATTCCGAAAGAAATCGAGTTCAAGACGAAATACTGCAACCTGAAGCAGAGCATGTCTACGGCATGGCTGCGGGCGGAGGACATTAACAAGGCTTTCGGATGGCGGTTGCCGATGGAAGACCTGAAAGGGAAATATGTTGTCGGCGGATACGATTTGTCCCAGGTTGTTGACATGACGGCAGCAGGATTCATTTGCGAGATAGACGGCATCCTGTGGGTGAAAGCGCACTTCTGGATGCCGAAGAACCGGCTGGAGGAAGCAACAAAGCGGGACGGTGTGCCGTATGAGATCTACATCCGCAAAGGCTTCCTGACACTAAGCGGTGAAGAATTCGTGGATTTTAACGATGTGCTGAACTGGTTCATGGATCTGGTACGGAAGTACAAGATCTATCCGCTGATGGTCGGTTATGACAGATGGTCAGCCATGGAGCTGAACCAGAAACTGACGGAAAAGCACTTCAAGACGGACAGCGTGACGCAGGGGTTCAACCTTTCCAATGTGGTTGATCAGTTTGAGGGACTGCTGCGGGAAGGCAAGATCCGGGACATGGATGACAATGACCTGCTGAAGATCCATCTTGCGGACGCGGCCATGAAGATGGAGAGCGGAGAAGACAGGGCGCATCCGCGAAAGATGCTGGTGAAGATTAGCAACAAGGCGCACGTTGACGGTGCGGCAATGCTGCTGGACGCTATGGCCATGCGGGTGTTTAAGTGGGACAAGCTGGGATCACGGCTTCAGAACAAACGGAAGGCAAAGACCGCCGAGGCGGAGGGGTGATTGATGAATGGGAATGTTTGAAAAGATCTTCGGACGGCGGGAGCAGCCGGTTGCGCTGAAGAACGCGAAGCTGTTCAGGATGCTGGAAGGATACACGCCAGCATGGACAACGTTTTCCGGTTCAATCTATGAAGCGGACCTGATCCGGGCCAGCCTGGACGCATGGGGACGGAACGCGGCGAAACTGAGGCCGGAGATCAAGGGCGCTGCGTTGCCGGAACTGACCAGGCGGCTGAAGGTAAGGCCGAACAGGTTCAATGAATGGAGTCAGTTCCTGTACCAGACCGCAACGGTGCTGGGCGTGAGGAATAACGCATTCCTGGTAAAGACACGGGCGGATGACGGAACGCAGACGGGCGTGATCAACCTGGTACCGGAAAGCTGGGAACTGGTCGAGTATGAAAATGAACCGTGGATTCGTTTCATCTTGAGCAACAACAAGCGCAGGGCGGAACGGCTGGCGGAGGTCGGTATCCTGACACGGCACCAGTACAAAAGCGAACTGTTCGGTGAAAACAATGAGGCCATGCGCCCGGTGCTTGACCTGATCAGCATCCAGCGGCAGGGCATCACGGAAGGCATCAAGAACGGGAACAGCTACAGGTTCTGGGCAAAGTCCGACAACTGGGCCAGTGATGAAGACCTGGGCGAGGAAATGGAACGGTACAACAAATTCACCTTCGGCAACAAAAAGACAGCCGGGGGTGTTTTGCTGTTTCCGAACACATATGACGATGTTCACGAAATGAAGCCGGGCGGCTACACAGTGGACAAGGAACAGCAGGCGCAGATCCGCACGAACGTGTTTGACTACTTCGGCACGAATGAAGACATCATCCAGAACAAGGCGGACAGCAACAGCTGGCTGGCGTTCTATGAGGGCTTCACGGAATGGTTCGCCATCCAGCTGAGCGAGGTCATGAGCGGCATGACCTACACGGATACGGAGCGGATCGGATACGGGAATGAAATCTTCTTCAGCAGCAACCGGCTTCAGTACATGAGCAATGCGGACAAGTTGGCATTTGTGAACGGCCTGGGTGACAGGGGCATGATCACAAAGAATGAGGCGCGGGAAGTGTTCAACCTTCCGCCGCTGCCGGAACCGTACGGGAGCCAGGTACTGGCCCGGGGTGAATACTATGACACGATGAATCCGCCAGACAAGAAAATCGGAGCGGCGGAGGATAAGAACGGAGGGGATAAGGATGCCGGTGAAGATGAATGAGCGGGAGTACCGGAGCATCAGCCTGACCGGGATTGAGATCCGGGAAGAGCAGGACGGCAGGAAGGTTGTGGAAGGATACGCCACAACCTTCAATGAGGAATACAAGCTGTGGGGCGATGAGCGGTACCAGGTGCTTGAAAGCGTGGACGGAAACGCCTTCAAAGATACTGACATGAGCGATGTGATCATGCAGTATGACCATGAAGGCCCGGTGTTTGCGCGGACGGGAAACGGGACGCTGAAGCTGGAAGCCGATGAACACGGCCTGAAGGTGACGGCAGACCTGGGCGGAACGGAGCGCGGACGGCAGCTGTATGAGGAAATCAAGGGCGGGTATACAACGAAGATGTCCTTCGGTTTCCGGGTGAAGACGGCAGAGCGGATCATTGAAGAGGATGAAGTGAGCGGCAACGTGACCGTTCACAGGAAGATCACTGCCATCGAAAAACTTTATGATGTTTCTGCTGTGTCATTGCCAGCGAATGACGCAACTGAAATTTCCGCCAGGAACCTGTGCGAGGGAGTAATCGAACAGGTTAAGCAGGAGAGGCTTGCCATTGAGGCCCAGCGGAGGAAGAAAGAACAGATTGCCATTATGGCGGAAATGATTTGAGGAGGAAAAAGCTATGAAGTACAAGACTCTGGCGGAAATCGAAGTCCGCAAAGCTGCCATCCTTCAGGAGATGGAGCAGGAAGGCGCGGATCTGGACGCGCTGAAGAACGAAATGGATGAACTGCGCAAGAACGCCGATGAACTGCGGGAAACCGCGCAGAAGGCGGAGGAAACCCGCAAGGCCATCGCCAGCGGTGCTGCCGGCATCAAGGTGGGTGAAGAGCGCAAGGCTGAAGCCGTGAAGACCGTGGACGAGATCCGCGGCAGCAAGGAATATGTGGAAGCCTTTGCCCGCTACCTGATGTCCGAAGATGACAGGGAGTGCCGTGCGCTGCTGAGTACCAACGCCGCTGCAAACGGACAGGTGCCGGTGCCTACGATGGTTGATCCCATCATCAAGACCGCGTGGGAAAACAATGAGATCCTGAACCGCGTGAACAAGACCGCTTTCAAG